GGCGGTAGCGAAGACAGCGGGGCAGGGCGCAGCGGCTTACGCCTGTTGGCTCATGATCGAAAAGGAAGGGTGGCAGGCGGCAAGGAACGCGCATCTGGACAAGCGGGGAAAGCCCTCGGCAACGTGGTATCGCCACACGGGTATTTTCCACGCGGCGGGTCTCGGGGATGCGGACATTGCGTCCGGTACGGTGGTTGCGTTTCGGCGCAAGGTGTTGGAGTTCCGGGAGGTCTCCTCTTGGGCGGAAATTTCAAAAGCAGCATAGGTGCAAGCATGAAAGTGAGAATTGACAGCGCGGCGATTGAAGAGCGAACGATAACCTCGCGCAAAACGGGCGAAATCTTCACGTTTCGTAATCAAGAGGCATGGGTTCAAGGTGAGCTGATCCGCTTCAAGTTTCAGTTGCGGCTCGAACGGAATCAACCCTCGTATCCGGTCGGGGAATATGAGGTGGATCTTGAACGGTCGCTTGCGCCGGGGCGTTACGGCGATCTGGAATTCCGGGTTCGGCTTCAGCCGTGCAAGGCCGCATCGGTGTTTCCAAAAACCGGGACGAACGGCTAAGGGTATGGGCCTTCGCCTATTGTGCGATGAGATTCGCGCCGCAGTTGGCGGCGTTGTCTTTCGTCGATGCTTCCCGCCCATCATCGCCGAGCGGGTGTGGTGCGGCCATCGGCAGCGCACCGAGCGCGAGCGAGGTACGAAGCGGCGCATCGGTGCGCTGATCGTGGCGTCACACATGGGGTATCAGGGACCGACCGCGCTTTCCCTCGTGCGGTTGGTGGCGCCGGGGTCTGCGGCGCGGGTAATCAGCAGCATAAAGGGGTGAGGTGAACAATGCGCTACGTTCCGCTTTGTGATGGTGTCATCAATGATCTTGGCAACGGCACTATCTCGTGTACCGGGACGTGGCTAACTAGTATCGATGCGTCTTCGATCCCGGGCGCGTTCGATATATCAATGCTCGATGCCACGGTAGTGATGAACTACTTTGGCGCGGGTTTCGGGATCGTAGGTATGTGTGCCGTTCTCGGTATCGCGGTCGGCATTGTTTTGGACACAATCAAAGGTAAGTAACCATGAAATCTTCGCATTTTTGGCTTTTCGCGTTCCTGGCTCAGTTCGCGGGCTTCGCTTCGGCGGCTGGCTTGGGCGATATCACGGCGGCTGTGGATTTCTCCGCAGTCGATACGGCGATTATCGCTATCGCCGTGATTGTCGCTGCGGTGCTGGTCACGCGTCGCGGGGCGGGTATGGTGCTCGGCGCGATTAAGGGTCGCTAACCGTCCCTCGCCTTTTGGGCTAGGAAGGCGAGGGGTTCCCACCCCTCGCCTTTTTTATTGGAGAACAGTCGTGGTCGAATTGTGGTATTGGACATTTTTCCTAGTGGGTGCGGCATGCGCGTATTCAACTTTCTTGCGGTTCTGATCCTGGCGTCTTCGTCGGCTTCTGCCGAAGTGGCGATTAAAATCTGTGGCGGGTCGGAATCGACGGTTGAGTGTCCGGAGACACCCGAAGCGCCGCCCGGGCTTCCGGCTGTGGGGGCGTCGCCGCCTCCTATGGGCTTGCCGGTCGATAGTCTTGGTGTTTGCAGTAACGAAACGGGATCTTGGAAATGTGAGAACGTGCCGATGAAGGTATCGGAAGGCGGGTATCTCACTTCTCAAAAGCCGGAGGGTTGGGCGGACGCCGAAACGGCGCCAAGCAATACGGGTTTGGGCATCAAATTGACTGCCGCATCGCCGCCTTATCAAAGCGTGCAAGGCGCGGCGGGTGCCGACACCATGTCTTTGTCGATTGGCTTAGGGGAGCAAGTGTGTGCCGATCTGGGTCGCTCGGTTGATCACTGGGGTAACCTAGCGAGCGGTGCATATGGTTCCTATTACGCGGGCGTGTACTGTACCGGCAATATTTATCGCGGCTTGGGTGTGCCTACGCCGGGCGGATGTCCGACCGGTTACAAGGTCTCGGGTTCCGGGTGTGTGCTTGAAGAAGGGGCTACCTATGGGTATGCCAAATGGCCATCGGACGGTAAATGTACGGGTATGCGGTCGGGCGATACCTTTGTGCAGGCATCGCGCGATCCGGATTGTACGCAGCCGGGGACGGGCAGCATTCCGCTTCCAGCGGGTTGCACGCAAACGGCGCCAAACTCGATTTCCTGTACGGGTGCGAATGGCTCAAAAGGCAAGCTTGATCTCGGAACCCCAGCAGGTGGAACCGGACGGGGCAAGCTGACGAATTACACGCCAAACTCGGACGGAAAAACATCCGAAAAGCAACAGGTGACAGTGGGCGCGCCGTCTTCGCAGCCCGCTAACGGTTCGTTCCCGGGCGGCACGATGGGCAAAACGGACGGCTATTCCGAAGGGACGGTCAATGGCGTGGGCGAAACGGTGGGTGATGGTGCGGCAACGGACGGCAACGGCGATGACAAACTCGATACGGCGGGCCTTGCCAAAGATGCGACGCTTCAAGGTATCGGCAATTCCCTCGGGGAAAAGCTGGATGGTGTCAAGGATGCGCTCGAAGGAACTGGCGAGCTGGCCGCGCCTGAGTTGAACGAAGGGGACGCCCCTGAATTCTCCGAGTCTTGGCAAGGCATGATCGATAAGATCCAGGCGGGGCCGCTGGGCGCGTTGTCTACTTTCTCGGTTGCCGAAGGCGATCCGACATGTCCGACCTATGAGATACCGCTTGGCTTCGCCTCTAGTAGCATCACGATGAGTTCGCATTGCGACATTATGGAATCGATCGGTCCCACCATTTCAACGGTCATGACAGCGGTGTGGGCCTTTCTGGGCGTTTGGATTCTCTTCAGTGCGTGAGGCAAAGCCATGTATGACATGATTATCGATGCACTTCAAAAACTGATGCAGTTTTTAATTGATGTCGTGATGTGGATTCCGCGACACGTCTTTTTCAAGGTGACGGATACCGCAGCGGATGCGCTCAATGGTCTCCTTGAAAGTCCGTGCTGTACGTTTATTCCGGATGCGGCGTCGTCATTAACCAATATTTTCTCCACCGATATCTATTTCTGGATGAGTTACTTCAACGTGGGTTATGGCGTCGGAGTAATCGGCTGTGCGTTGATGTTTCGTTTCCTAATTCGTCGTCTACCATTCATCGGATAAATCAATGGCCATCTGTGCATATGTCGGACGTCCGGGCGCGGGCAAGAGCTACGGCGTCGTTGAAAACGTAATACTTCCGGCTTTCGAGCGGTCGCGATGTGTCGTGACCAACATCCCGATGATAACCGAGGCGCTTGATGCACGGTTCGACGAATACCGCCTACTCAATATCGAATCGCCTGCGCTGGAAACGGAAGAGTTTTGGTTATCGATCCCGAAAGGGGCCGTTGTCGTGCTGGATGAAGTGTGGCGGGCCTTTCCGAATGGCATGAAGCAGGACCAAATCCCGAAGGAACGGCGGGAATTCTTAGCCGAACATCGGCACATGGTTGGCGAGGACGGGTATTCCGTTGAGGTGGTCTTAGTCACTCAGGATTTGAAACAGATTGCGGCCAGCATCCGGCCTTTGATCGATAAGCTCTATGTGGCCGAAAAACTGGATGCGGCGGGATCAGCGTCACGTTATCGCGTGGATATCTACCAAGGATATGAGGTCAAGGCGGCGAAGTTCATCCGCTCGGTCTTCGGGCGTTACAAGCCGGAGGTCTATCAGTTTTACAAGTCGCATACCAAGTCGGAGTCCGCAGTTGCCGGGATCGAAGAAAAGGCGGACAAGCGCGCTACGATCTGGGGCAACAAGTATCTGCTGTTTGCCGTCCCGCTCGCTTGGGTCGGTGTTATCTGGGCGGGGACGGCGCTGTATCGCATTTATTCGCATTATCAGGACAAGCCCGCTAAGGTTGCGACGGTTGCGGAGCAACCAAAGACTGCTCCCGTTCCGGTTCAGCCGCGCGCATCGGTGCAACGGCCTCCGCCTCCGCCTCCGCCTCCGAAGGTTGAGGAACCGAAGGAATCGACGCGATGGCGGATCGTTGGGAGTCATTCCGATGGCGCGCAATCTTTGGTCTACATGCGGTCCGTTACGGGCGCGCGTCGCCGTGTCCCGGCCTCGAAGTGTACGCATGACGGCGTGGAGTGGTCGTGCATCCTAGCAGGCGAAATGATCACGCCGTGGTCGGGTCGTACTACTCTGTCGGCCATGGGTCGGGCGCCGCAGTTGGCGGCGGAGCACGTGTCCGATGCAACCCGACCGGTAGCGCCAGCGCAGCGGTCAGCGCGTAGCATCGAATCCCCGCGCGGCGTTCCATAAGGAAACGCCATGTTGGCATGGCTTGCATGGTACCGTTTCACCTTATGTTTCACAGCGATCCGAAACGAAACATAAGCCTGCAACATGCCATGCAAGGCGGGCCAATTGGGCGCGGCCTTATGGATCAAGCTGCGAACGCCCACCAACGCCTGCCCCTCTCCCTTCTGCTGGCCGTCTTCAATGTGCGATGCGGTCTCTTGACCGTTGCCCTTGGCGTCCCGGGGGCGATTAGAGCCCCGGGCGCATCCTGTGGTGTTGCGGTCGGGGAAGTGGCACGCCGGGGCCTTACGCGTACCGCCACACGTAGCAATGCGGAGGGATGCCCCTTCAGTCATTCGAGCGCAGACAGCTTGCTGTTGAAGCGAGTGGCTTGAGCCCCTTTTCCTCTTCTCAGTCTGTGCTAGTCAAAGGGTGTTGACAAGGTACAAGGTTATAGACTAGGCTTTGTGTGCGGTCCAAGACTGTGGACCGTAACCACTCCGAGGCCCGAATCATGAACCTATCCCTTGCTTCCCTGCGCCGCTATGCGGCGAGTCTGTGCGAGTCCTATAGCCTCCAAGTTGAGGCGTTTCCCCATCTGGCTTTCGAATCCTGGCTATCGCTGGATGCCAAGTTGGACGGCATTCAAGCCTTACTCCGCTTGGGGGATTCCGACTCTATCACTGAACCGTCTTCAATGCTGTCGGTAATCGATGACTGCCGATCGCATCTTCACAAGCTTTGCAGTTCTGCCGTCGCCGGGTCGGCTGAGGGCCTCGGAACCCGTCTGCAAATCCCGGTCGCGGAGGGCGTGTGATGAACATGTCTTCCGCACTTATTCGCCTGGAATGGCTTGCTTTGCAGCTGCATTCCGACATTCGCGCCCATCACGCTGGCTGGTGGATTCTGGCCGATGTGGCGTTGCGTCAACGCCAGCTTGAGCGCGTTGAACGCGCAATCGAACGGCTTCGGGAACGCACGCAACTGAGGGCCGCAGCATGACTGTGCCGCTCTTGCGCGATGACCTTGTTGTTGCTGCTTCGATCCTGATCGAAGTCAAGAAAAAGATGGCTTCCGATCCGCTTTATCCGGACGTGATCGCCAGTGAGGTCGCCGTCTTGGCGGAGCGGATCATGGCGGTGTTCGATGACGTGGCGTCGATCGAAATTCCGGAATGCAGGCGGAGGGACTGGTCATGACCGAAGTCTCGCATTTCGTTTCCGGGGATCTGCTCCGCCGCGTTGGTCCCGGCGGGCGATCCTGGCTAATGCTTTCTCCTCTGGTGGGCTGGGCTTACCGGTGCCATGTGTGCGGCACCGGGCTTTTTCGCGTCCGCTCGCTGATCTCGCGTTTCGACATTCAACCTTGCCCTTGCGGGGCGCCTCCGTGCGAGTGGGAACCCATTGCGTTGATGTTCACGCCGGAAGCTCCCGCGTTTGAGGGAGTGCCCGGTCTTGTAACACGGGCACTTGTCGTCATGGATGACGACTCCTCGGGCATGGAAGCCCCTGCAAGGTCCAAAGACACCGCTTCGGCTTATGCCGAGTACCTGAGCCTGCAGGGTCATGCTGATTGATTGGCTAACGGTGCGTCTCCCGCTCGAAGCGATCCCGCGTGAGGAGTGGGACCGGCTTCGGGCGATGACGGATCGAATCATCCGCTTCACGCCGGGGACGGATTTGAGGGACGACGCGGTGGTGGTGATCCAGGAAGAGTCGATCGATTGGGAAACCTCGGCGTGGGAGTCGGTTCGTTCTGACTCCCACCAAATCGCGTTCCGCGTCGGCTCGGATGCGCTGTGGTTCCAGGGGTCACCGGCCCGGGTCTGCGGGTCCGGGGATGCGGTCTTTGGCGAGGGTCCCTCGGCGGCCATGGATCTAATCGGATGCGTTCTGCGGATGGCGGCGTTTGTCTCGTCTCAGGTCGGCTTTGATCTTCCAGGCGATCACACGCTGTACCGGATCAGTCGGGTGGATGTCACGGGGAACGTGGAGCTCGATTCGTTGGCCGATGTCCGGGTGGCTCTGCGCATCTTGCGGGAATGCGAAGGCGGACGGTACCGGGTGAGTCAGCAGGCGGGGGACACGGTGTATTGGTCTCACAACTCCCGCCTGCGGTCTGGAAAAGCCTACGCCAAGGGGCCGCATTTGGAATATGCGACGACCAAAAAGGGATACTCGGGGAGGGTATACACCCAGGCGGAAATGCAGGCGGCATCGCGTCTGCTGCGGCTTGAATTAAAGCTTGCATCGCAATGGTGGCGTCGGTTGGCGGGTGAGGATGCATCAAGCACATTTGCGTGGCGCGGTAATGAAGTGACAAAGGGGCAAGGTATCCCCTGGTATGAGGTAACCGCGCAAGATCTCAAAGAGCAATGGCAAGAGTATTTCTATCGCATGATCGGGGATGCGGAAATGAGCGAAAAAACCAATGTACGTGAGCGGATCATGGCGGTAGCGAAGACAGCGGGGCAGGGCGCAGCGGCTTACGCCTGTTGGCTCATGATCGAAAAGGAAGGGTGGCAGGCGGCAAGGAACGCGCATCTGGACAAGCGGGGAAAGCCCTCGGCA